TATTGATAAGGGTTCTGGCATCATTTTATCAATCAGACGCAACTATATGGAAGATGATCCACAAAAAATGCGTAGACAGCACTTCGTACATTATCAATATATGCCGGGTTTAGGCTTTTATGGGTTCGGTTTGATCCATATGGTCGGTGGATTAGCAAAATCTGCCACTTCTTTACTTAGACAATTGGTAGATGCAGGTACATTATCTAACCTTCCGGGCGGTTTAAAGACTAGAGGACTTAGAATTAAGGGTGATGATACTCCAATATATCCGGGCGAGTTCAGGGATGTCGATGTTCCGGGCGGAAGCATAAGGGATAACATTACTTTTCTTCCTTACAAGGAGCCGTCAGGCACTTTATATCAATTATTAGGCAATATTGTTGAAGAAGGGCGTAGATTTGCCTCTATTACGGACTTAAAAGTGTCCGATATGAACAATCAGGCTCCTGTAGGTACTACATTAGCCCTTTTAGAGCGAAATATGAAGGTAATGAGTGCTATTCAGTCCAGATTACACGCTTCAATGCGTAAAGAATTGGGTATTTTGTCTCAAATCATCAAAGATTACATGCCAGAAGGCTATGAATACGAAATTGATGGTGATCAGACCATAAAATCAAGTGATTTTGACGATAGAGTGGATATAATTCCGGTTTCAGACCCAAATGCAGCGACTATGGCGCAAAGAATCATGCAATATCAAGCTGCTTTGCAGTTAGCACAGACTGCACCTCAAATGTATGACCTGCCTAAACTACATAGACAGATGTTAGAGGTTCTTGGCATACGTGATCCTGATGATATTGTACCTCTTGATGATGACATTAAGCCTACTGATCCAGTTAGCGAGAATATGAATATTCTTAATAGTAAACCAGTTAAGGCGTTCCAATATCAAGAACATGCATCACATATAACAGTACATATGTCTATGATACAAGACCCTAAAGTGCAAGAACTGGCTGGACAAGCCCCTAATGCGGATTCAATGCAGGCAGCTTTAAGTGCGCATATTATTGAACATTTAGGTTTTGAGTATAGGAAACAAATTGAGCAAGAACTAGGTACGGAATTACCTCCAGTTGGTGAATCATTGCCTCCTGAAATAGAAGAAAGGCTATCTACGCTTGTTGCAGCAGCGGCACAACAATTACTAGGCAAAAATCAACAAGAAGCACAGCAAGAAGAAATACAGGAACAAATGGAAGACCCTGTTATTCAAATGAAGAAGCAAGAACTTGAAATTAAACAAATGCAAGCAGAAACTAAAGCTACAATAGATGAAGCTAAGATTGCTGCTGATATGCAAAAAGCAACAATGAAAGATGAATTAGAAAGAATTAAGATAGAGGCTGACCTTGAAATGAAGGGTGCAGAGATCGGTGCAGATATAGCTAAGACATCAGCACAGGAAAGGACAAAGGGTGCTGAACTAGGTAGAAAGATAGCTGATAAATTAATAGACAAGGATTCATAATAGATGGAGCCTAGTGATTATTCTTTTACAGAATTCTTGACAGATCGTTTAAACAATGAGATAAACAGAGTTACAGATATTATTATTGATGGTGAAATTAACGATTTGTCTGAATTGAGCCGTTTAAAAGGTAATATACAGGGTTTACGTATCGCCCTTCGTGAAATAACTGATGCTTTAGATAAAGTTATGAATTCGTAAAGATATGCACGTTTCATAGTGAAACGATGGATAACGTCATAGTCCTTAATAAAATATTGACGCAAACATAGGGCAACTTATGGCAGCAGAGGCAGCGAAGAAAATCGAAGAAGATGAAGCTATTCAGCTTAAATCAGCTTCACAATTACCTGAACCAACAGGATATAAAATCTTAATAGCATTACCGGAAGCAGATAAAAAAACAGCAGGTGGAATCATTAAAGCTGAAGAAACCTTACGTATTGAAGAAACTGCATCAGTAACAGGATTTGTTATGAAAATGGGTCCAGATTGTTATAAAGATGAAAATAAATTTCCTAATGGTTCATGGTGCAAAGAAGGCGATTGGATAATTATGAGAGCGTTTAGTGGAACTAGAATTAGTATTCATGGTAAAGAGTTCAGATTAATTAATGACGATACTGTTGAAGCTATTGTAGATGACCCTAGAGGTATACAAAGAGCATGAATGAAGTAGCAGAAAATATAGATGATTTTGGAGAATTGGCTAAGTCTAATACGATAGAGGTTCCAGAACCTGAAAAAGAACTCCAGATAGATATTGTTGACGATAGACCAGAAGAAGATCAAAAATCTTCTAGGGCTTCGTCTGATGATGTTGATGATGAAATTGAAGGAATTGGCGATAGAACTAAAAAACGTATTGATAAACTTAAATACGATTATCACGAAGAGAGGCGTTCAAAAGAGCAAGCCAATAGAACACGTGATGAAGCTGTACAATTTGCAAGAACATTACAACAAGAAAACCAATCCTTAAAAGGTACTGTTGCAAGAAGCGAAGAAGCTTTAGTTAACAGCCTTAAAACCCGTAGTACAACTGAAATCGAAAAAGCAAAGAGCGACTATAAAATAGCTTATGAGTCAGGCGATACTGATAAATTGCTTGAAGCACAAGAAAAAATGAACTCAGCTTTTGCCGATAAGACATATGTAGAGAATTATGTTCCTACTATGAATCAAAGAGTTCAGCAAACAAACGGACAACAAATACCCCAACAACCTCAACAGCCTCAAGTACAAGACCCACAACTTGATCCTAAAGCAATAGAATATATTAGGAACAATGAGTGGTTTGAACAAGAGGGTAATGAGGATATGACTGCTTTAGCATATGGTATGCATGCTAAATTAGTCAGGCAAGGAATTAATCCTGTAAGGGATGCCGATAAATATTATGATGAAATCGATAAAGCCGTAAAGAATAGATTTCCGGAACGTTTCCCTGAGTCGAATACTGCAACGACTCAGATACCTTCGACTGTGGTAGCACCTGCTAATAGAGCAGGCACAAAACAGCGCTCAGTGCAGTTAACTAGAACACAAGTTGACCTCGCAAGAAGACTTGGGCTTACACCGGAACAATATGCAACTCAATTTATGAAGGAGCAAAGTAATGGATGAGTTAGAAACAAAGCGCACTCCACGCTCACTGGAGACTAGAGAAAATGATGAGCGAAGTAAACCTTGGACACCTCCAAACTTACTTCCTGATCCTTCCCCTCAACCGGGATATGTTTATCGTTGGGTTAGAACCAGTGCTGCTGGTCAATCTGACAACTTAAATGTATCTACGAGAATTAGGGAAGGCTGGGAACCAGTAAGGGCAGAGGATCATCCTGAATTGGAAATCATTACAGATGAGGATTCTAAATATCCAAATTGTATTGAAGTAGGTGGACTTCTATTATGTAAAGCCCCAGAAGAAGAAGTTGCTAAAAGAAGAGACTATTATCAGAATTTAGCAGAACAACAGATGGGTGCTGTAGATTCAAACTACATGAAAGAAGAAAATCCTGCTATGCCTATGTTTAAGGATAAAAGAACTAAGGTTACTTTTGGGAGGGGTGGACAATAATTATTTATTGTTTGCCTTTATTTAATTATATTTAAGGATATAAAATGAGTAGTTCAGCAACACCTTATGGTGCTAGACCTGTTGGCACACTTAGTGCTAGTGGTTCTTTTACTGCTAAAGTACGTCACTATCAAATTGCTAGTGGCTACGACACAAGTATATTCTTTGGTGATTTTGTTAAGTTAGTTACTGCCGGTACTATTGAAAAAGATGAGGGCACAACTACTGCTACACCAATTGGAATATTCATGGGTTGCTCATATACTGATCCTAATACAAACCAGAAAACGTTTGCCCAAATGTGGACTGCTGACGTTGCATCATCTGATGCATACGGCTATATAATTGATGATCCCGCTGTTCTTTTCGAGATGCAAGCTGACGGCTCTGCCGCGCAAGCAACTCTTGGAACTAACTGCGCGATTGTTCAAACAGCAGGTTCTACCACAATTGGTACTAGCAAGAACGCATTAGATATTTCAACTTCTGCGGCTACAACAGCAACTCTTCCTTTGAGGATTATTGATGTTGTGCAAACACCTAGCAATGCATGGGCTGACTCATACACTGATCTAGTTGTTAAATTCAATGCTGGTCACCTAATGGAAAACACTACTGGAATTTAAGAGGGAATAAAAAATGGCAATTTCAAGAGCACAGCTACTGAAAGAACTTCTACCCGGCTTAAATGCTTTGTTTGGGTTAGAATATGATAAGTACGAGAACGAGCATGCTGAAATCTATGAAACTGAATCTTCTGATCGATCTTTCGAGGAAGAAGTTAAGTTAAGTGGATTTGGCGAGGCTCCGGTTAAAGATGAAGGTTCCGCTATCAGTTATGATAACGCACAAGAATCTTTTACTGCACGATATAACCATGAAACTGTTGCCATGGGCTTTAGTATTACAGAAGAAGCTATGGAGGATAACCTCTATGACTCTCTTTCTGCTAGATACACAAAAGCACTGGCAAGAAGTATGGCTTATACCAAACAAGTAAAATCTGCAAATCCTTTTAATCAAGGATTTTCAGGCGGCTCATTCAATTCTGGCGATGGAGTAGATTTCTTCTCAACCTCACACCCTTTGGTGTCAGGTGGAACAAATGCTAATACTCCGAGTACACAAGCAGACCTTAACGAAACTTCGTTAGAGAATGCTGTGATTTCAATCGCTGGTTGGACAGATGATCGAGGACTCCTAATTGCAGCGAGACCACGTAAACTGATTGTACCGCCTAATAGCATGTTTACTGCTACCCGTATCCTAGAATCCGATCTCAGAGTCGCAACTGCCGACAATGATGTGAATGCTATGAAAATGAATGGCACTATCCCAGAGGGATATGCTGTCAATCATTTCTTGACAGACACAAATGCATGGTTTCTAATTACTGATGTGCCAAATGGATTAAAACATTTTACACGTACACCATTAGAAACAAGTATGGATGGAGACTTCGATACTGGTAATGTAAGGTATAAGGCGAGAGAAAGATATTCCTTTGGGGTATCTGATCCGCTAGGAGCCTATGGTTCTTCAGGATCGTCTTAGACTTTTAAGTTAGCACGAATGGAACCTAGATTAATCTATATGACTAATCTGCGATGGGGGGGTTTCTTACTCAACCCCCATCAACTTTATCTAGGGTAAACTTTATCTATCGACTGACCTAGCAGACTAAGCCAAGACGATAGACTTATTAAGGAGACTTAATTATGGCAAACACAACATTTAATGGACCAGTTAGATCAGAGAATGGGTTTGAGCAAATTAGCAAGAACTCTACTACTGGAGCCATTACAACAAATCTTGATATTGATACTAGCGGTAATATAACCACGACTGGATATGTTTCTGCTTACTCTAATATTAGTAGCATTACTTCAGCAACGAAGAGTGTTGAGTCAACCGATTCAGGAACTGTTTATACTCTGAATAGGGCAGCAGGAATAGTGGTAACACTACCTACAGCCGCAGCAGGAATAAACTATACCTTTATCGTTGGCACAACTTTTACAGGTGCAGGACAAATTAATACAGACAATGCCAGTGATT